TTATCGTGTAGATTAGCATGAAAGAATACCAATTTCATAAAATGGTTGTGGATTGGTTAGATGCTGCTTTACCCAGGGGCGCTATATATCATCATTCACCAAATGAAGGTAGGCGTCATGTAAACTACCATGTAAAAATGAAAGCTATGGGTATGAAGCCTGGCTTTCCTGATCTATGTATATTTGTGCCACAGAGATACTTTTGGGATGGCGTGCCGTGCAGTATATTCCTAGAGTTAAAAAGACCAGGCGGTAGAACTACACCGCAGCAAAAGAAGATGCATGAACAGCTAATAGAAGCTGGTGCAGCTGTAGCTGTAATAGATAACTTTTCTAAGATGAAATTATTTTTATCAAACTTAATTGAGCTAAAAGAAAACACACAAATGCAAATGATCGAAAAACTTGCCAAGGAGCTTGGAGCATGAAGGTCGATCAAGATTGGTGGAAAACCTGGTTTAAAAGATTAGAAAAAGATGGGCATCATAATTTATTGCAATTGTATAATAATTTAAAAGAAAAAAATCCGAGAGAGTTTCATTTACTGATGGATGAAATTTGGCGTGTAAATTATGGAACTGTTGTTAATTACAATAAAAGCAAACATCAAGAGTTTGTAAAAGCACAAATGGATTTATTCGAATGAATTGTCCAATGTGTAAAAAATCTACCCAGGTAAAAGATAGTCGAGCTTATGAAGATAACCAGGTAAGACGAAGAAGAGTATGTGTAGGCTGCAAATATTCATTTTATACCCTGGAGACAAGAGAAACTGAAAAAATAAACGTAAATAAGCTGCGTAGAGGTGTCAATCAGGTTACCAGTGGTATGATTAGACCTGGTAAAAAGAAAGTCTTACCAGCAAGGCTCCAAGAGCCAAGAACAAGGTATGATGAGTTTGAAGAGCTAAATAGTGATGAAATTATTGATTTGAAGGAGTTAGGCATTGATTAAACCACAACAACTTGCAAAAGAAGCTGCTGATATACTTGAGCAGCGTGGCAAACAGTATGGAGATTTTGAAAAGGTATTTACAAATTTTGCTGCAAGAATCAGTTTAGTCCTGGCAAATAAATTAAAAGAGGATGTAACACCAGCTGAAGGCGCTAGAATTTTAGATGAACTAAAAGGCACTAGGTGGGATGTAAACGGTTACAAAAGAGACCACGCAGTAGATGGCGGTAACTACAAATTTATAGCTGGTGCATTGGAAGAAAAAAAATGATTGACAACAAAATTGAAAAAAATAAAATCGTCAGTAGACGGTCTATACAGCAAAGTTTACGTCACACCCTAGCTAAAAGCATAGACAAACTCCAAGTAAAAAATATTAGTAAAGAAAATAAAGTAAACGATGCGGCAAACTTTACTGTAAACTTTACTGCCAGGCAAAACGCCGTTCAAAATATTGTTAATAAAACTACCAAAAATTTTAATGTAAATTATCGTAATGCTAAAGAGCGTAGAAGAACTGATGATATGCAGTTTCGTTTAGATAGAATACTGCGCAAAATACGTCCTAATTATTCAGAACAAAACTATATGCAGCTGTTGAGAAATCTCCAGGAAGCATCGTTTTATGAAAAATATGATTTTATAATAGAGATGGAAAAGACACTTGCCAAACATAACAGAGTTACATGATCAGTTCCTAGAAGCAGCTGAGACAGATAGAAAGCTACCTTCTGTTATTAGAAGGACTAAGATGGCATTTTGGGTTGATTATGTAAAAGATTGGAATAGTTACGGATGGGATGGTAAGTCAGAAATGAGATTGTCAGCTACAAATGCTGAGATAGATAGATATGACAAGATTGCTGATTACCTATCGTTGATGGAAGAAAAAGATAGAAAGTTAGTTTGGGCAGTTGCACATTCAGCTGCATATCGTGATAGAGGTGTTCAATGGTCTAAGTTAGCCAGGATATTACGGCTAAATGATCCTAGAATTGTAAAGCGTAGATATCAGGATGCATTAATTAAATTATATTATAAGTTAGAAAAAAAATGACGAATGTCCTTAAATTGAGTATATTTAAGTTAAAATAACACTAGATGTAGTTATGGCAAAGATAGTCAATAAAATTATAATGCAGAATATAGCTAATAGATTAGCTAACGGTGAAAGCCTGGTTACCATTACAAAAACTAAAGGTATGCCAAGCTATAGATCTATCACAAGAGCTGTCCAGGAGAATCAAGAGCTGTGGGAGATTTACCGTAAAGGTAGAGTAATGCAAGCTGAATACTTTTCAGATTATATCAATGATCTAGCTGTACAGCCTTTACCTGAAAGTGTTGATAATAGATTGCTGAATGCTGAAGTACAAAGAAGGCGTTTAGAAATAGATACATTGAAATGGACGTTAGCCAGGATACAGCCTTATGGTCTTAGAGATAAGAAGGATGAACCTAGTGTTGCTACTGAGAATAGTATTACATTAAGCTGGGATAACGGTGAAGTTAAAGTAGGATGAGCCACGAATTAACAGTTACCTTCCAGGATAAAAAAGGTAAATGGATTGTAGCTCCTTCAGTATTTGAAGGTAAAGATAAACCATTGTCAGAAGATAGTGTTGCTAGATTATATGATCAAGGCAAAGTAAAAGCATTGAGTACCTTTGATAGTTTAGACAAAGCAAATGTTTATGCAAAGAAAAGAAGTAAAGCTGGTCATGGATCAGTTATGAAAAGAGCAAAGATAAAAGAGTAATTGCTATATATAAAAGATCTTCTGTTTGACCTAGCTACACGCACGAGGAACCAATGCCAGGCTGAACGACTTTGAAGTTCGATGTCCTGGAATACTGTAACTGAAGGTAGCCTTCAAATATTTATTGTAGGATGATCTATTGTTTGCAAAGTGTTTGCAAAAAAAAGGCAAAATTCCTACAGCAACACCCTATATACCCAAAGGTGCGGCGCAGACTCTACATACGTAAATACAGATTGGAGAGTGTCTTACACTCATGCAGATAACGATACCCTATAAACCTAGAAATCTTCAGGCTAAATTACATCAAAACCTGGAGCAGTACCGCTGGGGCGTTATTGTATGTCATCGTAGGATGGGTAAAACAGTTATGGCTATCAATCATTTGTTGAGGGCAGCTGTATTATGTCCTAAGAAGGCGCCTAGATATGCGTATCTAGCACCGACATATAGACAAGCAAAGGCGGTTGCCTGGGATTATTTGAAGCAGTTTGCTGGTGGTATACCAGGTATTAAGTTTCATGAGACAGAATTACGTTGTGATTTACCTAATGGTGGACGTATTAGTCTTCTAGGAGCTGAAAACCCTGATAGTTTGCGTGGAATATATCTT